ACTTCTGTTCCGTCCAGTGTTCCCGTTGTTCCAAAACGTAATGCAGTGTTCTTCATCTTTTCGAGAATACCTTTCAACACGTTTGCTTTAAATAAATGTGCTTCGTCTCCGACAACCATTTTGAATGACTCTAATGTTTTCTTAGGTGCCTTACTGAATGACTGCCATGTAGTAATTGTTATAGGTGCATCGAATACAGGTTGACCATGGTAGATTTTACAGATAGGTTCTTTGTATCCGTAATCCTCAAAATCTTTACTCATCTGTTCTACCAGTGAGGTTGTTGGAACGATGATTACAGTTTTGGTGTCGTAGTATCGTGCTAACATATAAATGATTAAAGACTTACCACTTGCAGTAGGTGACAATAATAATTGTCTTCCATACTTGGTTGCAGTGTGGAATGCATCTAATTGATAATCTCTAGGTTCAAATGGTAAATTTAAATCTGTAATATTAAAATCTTTCGTCTTGTGTTTGTGTCCGATAACATCCTGAACACCCTCAAAGTTAAATCCTCGTTCCCTGCAGAACTCATCAACGTATGGGAGTAATCCAATGTAAATTTTGTGTGTTTTAATAGAGAATAGGTATACCTTACCATCCCACATTCTGTTTCTATAGGAAGGCATGAACTTAGCGTTGGGAACTTTAAAAGAAAAGAATTCGAATAACTCCTTCGCAAGTCCATCATCACAATCGACTTTAAGAAATACTTCGTTTACTTTTGAAACTTTTACAGTATCAGACATACGGATGTCCCACCATCCAACATACCAACGATTTTCTAGTTCCACTTAATATAGGTGTAACTTGATGGTATAGGAACGAGGGAAATATAACTACTGAACCAATACTTTTGGCAGAATGAGACAATGTTGAAATTGCATCTGCCATGTTAACTTGTGGGTTAGTCCCAGTCATTTTATCAAACTGGGTTGCAGGTTCTAACCACTGAAAATGTCCACCCTCATAATCGTCTTGGTCTGATAACTGAATGGTCATACTTAATTTTCTATGCATTCCGTTTCCATAAGGAACTGGGCCTGCATCAGTATGCCATGTATAGAAATCTCCCTTCCTATCAGGTTGTTCATTGTAAATAGTGTATTGGGGATTTTCCATGTATTCTATATTATGATTCCACCTGCACTCTCTATTTGCCATAGTAACTGCATCATTAATCTTCTTGAGTAAATGTTCTGGCATATGGTTGTTTTCCATCTCGAACCACTTAACCTGAGAACTACGGACACTCCAGTCTTCTGTTCCACCCATTTTTTCACCATCTCTATCTTGATTATCTAGTCCCCCCCCTACTTGTCCTGCCTGGAATTGTAGTTTATCCGATGCACGATGTAAATCATCTATTTCTTTTCTAGAGAAGAAGGATGGTGCTTGCCATACGTAGTTTTCTAATATCATCTTAATTACCTGCCATGAATTTTCTCCAATCAATCGTATTACGGATTGTTTGGTGTCTCCATGTAATGTTTGTTAGACACTCCTTAAGGAAGTCTATAGTTATTTTTAAATACTCTTGTTTTGCTTTTAGTGTTTGTAATTCGGGGTCTGCATTAAAGACATAATGCAAGTCTGCTTTCATGATTTTTAAATCAAACTGTTCCCAACCCAATGCGTTTAGTTCTTCTTGCGAGAACTTACCATTATACCACATCCACTTGTTCTTAAGCAAAGTGTCGTATTTCATTTGGTATTGTTTCTGAAGCAGTAACTTACTGGAAAGTAAGTCTAAGTATTTTGCGTGAAGTTTAGGTACTTCAAGTGATGCGTTATCCAACTGGATATCGTCAATCTCACAATCTTTTTTCCATTCAATTTTTAAATCATCTAGGTTCATAATATTATCTCATAATAAAGAGGTACTCATGGTCTATTATACCACAAATAGGGGGTTTTAACTAGATGATTTTATATCGTAATACTGAAAACGGAACTGAACCTCACAAGTCACTGGTTCTGTTTCTGAACCTGACTGTAATTCTATTCCACTTAAAGATATTGGGAATGCATCGTAAAATCTAAAATACCTATTTGGAAGGTTTTTGTTTGTATTGGTAACTAGTGTAATCTGAGAGTGCAGATTAAGTGCATCTCCCGACTGATTTGCAACACCTAGTGTATGTTTTTTGCTTCCTGTAAGTTTTCCGTAATCATCAGTATTGCTTATCGGAACAATCTGAGACATCCAATCGTATATCTCTTTAAAATTCTGAAGGTCTTCATCAACTAGGAAGGTCACATTCAGTGTTTCGAATGAGACCCTATCACCAGCAAAATATGCATCAACACCAAGACCTGACGGTTCAATAACCTCATTGAAACTTATGGCAGGAATATTAACCTGCTGAACATAGTATTCAACTGTTGGAACCTTATCAATAAGAAGTTTAAAATTATTCTTATTGAGTATAGATTTGTTGATTGTTGTTTCAGACATTTACCTTGAGTATCCGTTTGTTAGAAGAAGTATCGAAGTAATCGTCACCCCTATACTCTCTTGTTGTTGTAGATTCACACAAATATCCGTCTTGGACGTATGTGGTAATCGTTTTTCTAGAAAGGACATCAGTTGTCTCTTCACCTTGGGGAAACGTATCTGCTTCCCATGGGCCTTCTAGAACCTTTACTGTTTTTTCATATTTACTCATAATATACCTAGTATTTATACTTATTTCTCAGTGACAAACTCATTGAGTTGTCTAGCAGTTCTAATAACTTCTTCACCAGTGATTTCTCTTAAAGGTAAAGGTTTCTTATCATTAGGGAATGAATCGTTGTGTGCATAGATAGCGTCAACTTCCCTCTGATAATTAGAGGTCAAAAGACCTTCTGATAGTGATAATAAGTCAGCTCGAATTTCGAACCCCGATTTTGTTGAATTACTCATATTTTTCTCCGTGTGTATGTGTAATGTACTGTATTGTACCTTGTATTTAGTGCGTAAAAACACTTGACTATGGGTTGCATTTTTTGGTATACTATAAGTATGGAAAAACAAACAATAATTTTTGACGTTGATGGAACTATCGCTGATGTAGAGCATAGGAGATATCACGTTACTCAACAACCTACCGACTGGAAATCATTCAAAGAGGCGACTCAATTTGACACTCCTGTACAATGGGTGTGTGATATCGCAAAGAAACACATTGAAGACGGACACGATGTCGCATTCTTCAGTGCAAGAAACGAGTCGCAAAGAAGTCTTACTGAAGCTCAGATTGATGAGTGGATTGGTAAAGGACATCAAGGTCTTTTCCTTAGACCCGATGGCGACTTCAGACCCGATGAAGTGTTCAAGTCCGACCTTGCAGATAAATTCGAAGAGTTCGGTGGTAAGATTGACATTGTCTATGACGACAGAAACAAAGTTGTTGCAATGTGGAAAGCAAGAGGAATCAATGTGGTTCAAGTTGCTGAGGGCGATTTCTAAGATACCTTATTCAAGGCAAAAAAAAGGTCTCGTGAGAGACCTTTTTCAAACTCGAAAGTTTTAATTTACAGAATGTTAGTAACTGCAAATTTTCTGTAGTACTGGTTAGTACCTGCAGATGCAAGTCCGTCAGCTGGTGTAGCACCAACGAAAGGATTTGAAACCATACCATATCTAGTTTTGAAACCGATTTTTGGTTGGAATGTGTTCTCGCCAACAGCACGAACCATTTGTAATGGAACGTATGGGCAATAGAACATACCTGCATCATACGGATTAGTTCCTCTATAACCAACAGTTAAGTAGTCTGAACCTGCATAAGGGTCAACGTATACTTTAACTCTACCGTTTAGAACACCAGCAAATGTATTGCCTGTGTCATCTACGTTTAGAGATGTTGATAAAGCAGGTGCGTAATCTAATACTCCTGCCATTGAAAGAGCAGATGCTACGTCTGAAGAACATAGAATAAAGTTTCCTTTACCTCTACGAGTATCTTTAGCGATTGCATTTGATTCTCTTTCTATTTGGAACAATAATCCTTTAAATTTCTCAACAGACCATCTTCCGTTAGCATCAACATCTAAGTTGAATGTTCCAGCGGTTGCAGCTGCCTGAGCACCTGTTTTAGCTTGGATGTTGACATTTCTGACAACTTCACGGTTAATTTCTGCAAGAATTTCTGATGAAAGAATATTTGCTAATTCTGATTCTGCATCAAGACCGTGGATTGCTTTAAGGTCTTGTGCTAATTCTAATGTGTATTCTGCTTTTAATGCTCTTGACTTAGCAGTAACTGTAGCTTTCTCGATTGAGAAACCCATCTGAGCGAAACCGTTAGAGGCTTCAACATCACCGAGTGCTTCTGCGTTAGCAGTAGACATCCCAGCACCTGTATCACTAGCATAAGAACCGTTGAACGGGTCTCCTGTTTGTGCGGCAAGCTTTCCGTCTGCAGTAGGGTTAACGCCGGCAGAGTAATCACTCTGTACTTCGTCAATTCCCATTGCTTCAGATTTAGTTAAACGTGTTCCTGATGGATAATCATTATATCTTGCTTTCATAGCAAAGATTAATCCAGTAGGGCCAGTCATTGGTTGAACTCCACAAATGTCGTACGCAACGAGATTTGGCATAGCACGTCTTACTAGGGATATTAAAATCGGATCCCAGTTAGAAACGCCTGTTCCAGTAGCATTTAAAGGTGCTGCTTCTTGCAAGTTCTGCTCGTTAAGAGCTTTCTCTTGGTTCTCAAGAATAACAGCAGTGACTGCACGTTTGTAGTTGTCTTCGATTTTTGGTAAATCGGAGTGTTCTAGAATCGGCGCCCACTTTTCTTGTAAGTTTTCTGATAAAAACATTTTATTTTTCCTTTAAATTAAACTCTAACCTAATGGTTGAAGTTTTGTTATTGCTGAAGAGTACTTGGCCATTGTTGGGTCAACTGTACTTGAAGCTTTCACTTCAAATTCATTATCACCTTCAACAACTAAGGTCTCAGTCACTACCTTTTCACCTTCTGCAGGGAAGTAGGCACTTTTGATTTCTGCAATCTTCTCTTGGAAGTCTGCTTCGTCTTTGTAATCTACTCCTTCAGCAAGTGAAGATAGTTTTTCTTTTTGCGTATCAGTCAAGTCCGAAGACGCTTCTGACACAACATTTCCTCTCTTGAGTGTATCTAATTCTTCAACGATTGCCATGTTTTGAGACACTTCACCGTCTAGTTTAGCTTCCATCTCTTCGAGACGATTTGCGAGTTCATCGATAACATCATACTTATCTTCAGGAACGTCAACATAATGTTCTACGAACAATGTTTTCAAACCTTCGATAAAGTTTTCTGTCATTTCTGACCTCAAACCACGTTCTATTGCAAGTTCGTTTTCTTTCGTCCACTCTTCTGCACAATAGGTTAAGTATTTGTCAACTGCAACCGTAAGGTCACCTTTAACAGAATTAACTGTAGTTTTTAATTCTTCTTGATATTTAGCATCAAGTTCTTCTTTAACTTCCTGTACTTTTGATTGTACAGCAGCCTTGAAGATTGTTTTTGCTTTTTCAGCATTTTCTTCTGAAAGGTCTAATGCTTCTGAAATTGCAGATAGGTCGTCATCTATTTCAATTTCAACTAATGAAGACTCAACATCTGCAGAAACTTCTTCTGAGACGGCATCTTCTAATACTTCTTCTTTAGACACTTCTTCAGACATAGACTCTAGGATTTCTCCTACTTTGTCTTCGTCCATAGATTTTAAAGACTCAACAACTGCTCTTGCAACTTCTGCTTTAGTCAAACTCTCGTCCTCTTCAGACTCAGATATTGTAGACAATACTGATTGAAGTTCTTCCTTAGTCATTTCCTTCATGTTGTTGACTATAGCTTTTATTGATTCCATCTTGGAAGGTTTAGTGTCTTCTTTGATTTTCTCTTGCTTTTCAGCCTTACCAGCACCTTTCTTCTGAGGGTCACCTTCGTTTGAAGGGACTTTCTTCTCAGCGTCTTTTACTGACTTAACTGCTTTGTCAACAGGATTGGTTTCAACTGGGACGACTTCCGCTTTACCTGCATCAATAGATGCGGCATCGGATGAACCTTGTTTGACTGGTTTTTTATCACCTTTTTCAGCTTTAGCGTCAGGTTGTCCTGCCTCTAATACTGTTTCTACAGTTTCATCAACTGTAAGGTTATTTTCTAACTCTGTCATTTTTTTCTCCTGTTTTAATACTTTAATGTATTACTTTATTTTATTTATATGTTATAGACTCTCAACGAACCTTTTCCATAGATTTAACTTAGTTTCTTCTAATTTATTTA